AAGAAAAAGTCTGAACCACCGTATATAAAAACTGTCGTTGAACCACCATTGGATGAAGATATGGTTAGTGATGAAGATTCAACATTTAACAATGTTTGGAAAAGAGTATGGGGTGGTAAAAACAGTTAAGTTTGGAGAAAATACATGAAGCTTTTAAGAGAACTGGTACGAGAAAATGACAAGCTTGTAAAATTGATAGAATCTTTTAAAAAAGAAACATTATCTTTGGAAGCTCTTGCAACACAGGATGTAAATAAAATTCTTGGAAAGTATCTATCAAGAGTAAAAGATCCAAACGCAAAAAATGATTTTCTTATGCAGGCGATATCATTTCTTGGTAGAAAATCTGCTGTTTCGCCAGAAGATCTTGACCTTGTGTTGAGAAAACATTTTGCAAAAAACTACGATCCAGCAAAACTTGCCAGACAGCAAACTCCTGCACAAAAAGCAGGGCAACAGACACCACCTCCTTTGCCACAAGATAAACCAAAATTTCAATCTCCTTCTGGCAAATTGCCGCCACTTTCACAATTGGCAAAACAAGAGCTTGAACCACAAGAGCCAAAAGGAAAGGCTCCAACAGCCCCACCTCCAGAAAAACCACACGTTCCAGGTATGCCCGACTTGCCAGATTTTGGCGCAAAGAAGGCGCCAAAGAAAAAAGAAAAGGAACCAGAAAAGAAATCTGACGAAGATGATATTCCTACAGCCAAACCATCTGATGTTAAAACGCTAAGAAAGAAAAAAGAAGTTGATGTTGACAAGATCGGAGAACCAATGAAAAAAGCAGCAGCTTCTGCTGCGGAAAAGAAACCAAAGGCCGCTGCTGCTCCTGCGGCGGTGTCTACGGGTGGTCATAAGGCTCCTCCTCCTATTGATGTTCCTGCCTTTTATAAGGCTGGCATGAAGTCGCAACAGGGGCAATCTAGTTGGAAAGTAGGCGATACAGTTTCCTTGGGGTACATAGGACAAGCAAAAGTTGTTGATAAGGTTGGCAACAGATGGTACCTACAAACTCCTGATGGAAAAAGATATGTCAAAATTCCATTTAAGGGAACGTTTAGTTTAGACAAATAATTGAGGAATTCAATTTATGCACGCTAATCTTACCCTCGATCTTACAGCATCTTTTGCTAATGTAATTGCTCCTACGCCCTTTGCAGCCTACGATACCAATACAACATTTCAAACAGATGCTGATGGTATGGTACGACTTACCTATTCAAAACTAGGTGGCAACGTCCTTACTGTTGAAATAACAAACAAGGATGTTTATACATCGCTGGAACAGGCGACACTTGAATATTCTGCAATTGTTAATAGTTACCATGCGAGAAGTGTTCTTGCAAATATTATTGGTTCCGCCACGGGTTCGTTAACAGGAAGTGAAGGAAAGGTCCCAAGAATGGATCTCGCCTTGGCAAAAAGAAAAGCTGATGGATATAGTGCGGAAGCTCTTGTCGGAGGCACAAAGGTTCTTCATTCTGCATCAATAAGCATCACAACAGGAGTCCAACATTATGATCTTAAGGTTTTATTAAGTTCTTCTGGACTTGCTGTCCCCCCACTTCAACGCGCGGAAATAAAGGAAATATTCCATTTTTCTCCAACGGCTGCTTATAGATTTTTTGATACAACATCGGCTATAAATTACTTGCATAATCAATTTAGCTTTGAGTCATTTACGCCTGAAACTATATTTTATCTTTTGCCAGTATGGGAAGATGTTCTTCGTGCTATGCAGCTTGAGCAGTCTCATAGAATAAGGAGATCAAATTATTCATACAATGTTGTTAATAATGTTTTGACATTATTCCCTGTTCCAACAATAGATACCACTCTTCATTTTACGTATCACCTTATTGATAATGGTTCTGCTTTTGATTCTGATGATCCATTTACAAACGGTATTGCTAATCTCTCAAATGTACCTTTTGGAAATATTAATTATACAACCATAAATAGCATGGGCAGACAATGGATTAGAAGATATGCTTTGGCTTTATCAAAAGAAATCCTTGGACAGGTACGTAGTAAGGTTAGTGATATACCGATCCCAAATGGAAATTTGACCTTAAATGGCCCTGCTCTTGTTAATGAAGCTCAACTTGAGAAAGATAATTTAAGAATAGAATTAAAAGAGTGGCTGGAGTCTATGACATATGATAAGCTCGCCGAACAAGAAACAAATCAAGCAGAAAATCTTATGAGACAATTGGCAAAAGTTCCATTGGGAATTTATGTCGGGGACTTATTGCTTATCCTGACTACTTATGGTATAATAGAAAAAATAAGCGGAGGATAAGATGATTTCTTGTTTAGAGTGTAACAAACAGTATAAAAGATTAAATATTTTTCATCTTAGTCATCATGGGTTAACTGAAAAGTCTTATCTTGAAAAGTATCCTGACGCGAAGATATTCTATGATGGCTATACTAATTTAATTTCTCAAAAAACTAAAGAAGGCATGCGCAAAGAGGAATCTTGGAACAAATTTAAGAAATTTATTGAAGACAGAGAAAATAAGCCAGAAAATCTTGGAAAGTATATTCAAAAAGATCGTATTTTAACGGAGGAAGAATATAATAAATCATATTCAAAAGAAAGAAATAAAAGGATTTCTGAAGCAAGAAAAGAATTTTGGCAAGAGAACAAAGGAAAGACCGTTGAAGAATTGTGGGGAGAAGAAAAAGGAAAAAACATAAGAAAGCAACAATCTGAAAATAGGCAAGGAGAAAATAATCCTGCATTTGGAAAAGTTTATGAAAAAACTGGTTCATGTAAAGCAGGATATTATAAAAAACAATTGTTTCGGGGAATATTAGAATACTCATATTTAAAATTCTTAGAAAAATCAAATATTGGGTTTAAGTACGAACCATTTTTTATTGAATATACGCTTAACAACAGAAAGAGAACTTATCACCCAGACTATTTGCTTGAAGAAACTAAAAAAATAATTGAAATTAAACCAAGCTTTTATTTATCTGAAAAATACTTTAATAAAGAAGTTGATGCTAAAAGACAAGCAGCAGAAAAATGGTGCCAAGAAAACGGATATACGTACCACATACTAACAGAAAAAGATTTTCCAATTATTCCATATAAAGTTGCCTATGCAGATCCAGATATTGAATGGATAAGAAGATAAGTTTGGTGCGAGATAAAATAGTTTATGCAATTACCCGATTTAAGCTTAATCTACAAGACAATAGTATGGCACAACGAACAAAGGGACAAAAAACCAGGTGAAAGTGTTGGAATTTTTGCGATACTTCCAAAAAATTTAGCAATTCAATTTCCAGAAGATGGCCGAGCTGGTGAAGATTCTTCTCCTGTGCACGTAACCGTTCTCTATGTTGGTGAAGTTCCATTCCATCTTGAAGAAAAAATCAAAAATATAGCTCACTCTGTATGCGAAAAAGTTAAGCCATTTAATGTTAAATTGTCAAAACCAAAAAAGTTTATAAATGACAAACAACAAACAATTGTTCATTCCCCTGTTAAGTCAAACAAATTAAATAATTTTCATGATGAACTTAAAAATGCATTTAGATCTAAATTAATATCTGTAGATAGCAAATTTCCAGAGTTTAAGCCGCATGTTACAATAAGATATATAAACCCAGATGATAGAAACAAATACGACGATCCAAAGCCTGAAGGAGAATGGATGGTTGAATCTGTGTGGCTTTGGGGAATGTCTGAACCTTTTCTAATTCCTCTTGGAAAATAAACTAATTATATAAATTATGGCAATCTCTGGTTCAATAACTGCAAGACCATTAATTGGTCCTCTTTTTGTCACGCCAAAAGAAATTGATTTTTTTAATAGCATAACAAAAGAATTAATTCAAAGAATCGTTGCGCAAGAAATAACATATTATTCTGTTTCCGAAGAACATACAAAGACTCATGATTTGTATGAAGAAGCCATTAGGAAGACCGTATTCGTTCCTGTGACCATTAATGCTCTTGTCTTGTATGATCCGCCAAAACAAACTGCCAATCAATTTAGCATAGATACGATTTATTCTATTGAAGCATATTTTCATATTCATGAACTTAGAGAAAGAAACATAATTCCTAGAGAAGGTGATTTTGTAAAATTTGGTAATATTTTTTATGAAATTGAAAAATTAACAAGACCTCAAATTGTATACGGTCAGATGGATCATGAAGTTATGGTGAAAGCCGAATGCAGAGTTTCTAGAAGAAGCCAATTTGATTTCGTAGATTCAGAAAGCTAACATCATATTTATACAAATGAAAGTCATTATTTTGTCCTTTCTTTGTATGATTTTTTCTTGTAGTGCAGCTTCTCCAGGCCAACCTAGCCAACATTTAAGAAATCAATGGAAAAAGGCGGTCGAAGTGTATTCAGAAAGTCCTGACGGCAAAGAAGGCGTCCTCGCTACTGCATTTCCTATAAATAAGTTAAATTTGCTGACTGCTGGCCATTTTTGCGAAGATGTTGCAAACGGCGCAGAGAAAAAAAAATACAAAGAAACTGTTTCTATTAGATATTTTAACAGAAATGATGAAATTTCTATAATTGATAATGTTCAAATTATTAAATTTGAAGTCTCTGATAATGTTGATTTATGTATTTTAGAAAGAGCCAAACATGGTCTTCGGGCAGTTGATTTGGTAAAAAATTATGAAAAAAGTTTAAATTTTGGTGATAAAGTATATGTTGTTGGTGCACCGTCTGGAATTTTTCCTATTATAACAGAAGGATATGTGTCCTACCCCCGCGCATCAGAATTTAATGATAAATTACTTATCTCTTCTCCTGTGTGGGCGGGTAACTCTGGCGGACCCGTTTTTAATACGAGAGGTCAAGTCGTCGGATTGGTTATTATGATGGATGCACGATATCATCATAGCACTTTTGCTATTACTGCAAAGAGCATACGGGAATTCCTTAATGCCAAATAATGTATATAATGACGCTTCTGGCCGTTATTCTATAAAAAATGTAACACTTCAAACTGTTGATTCGGCAGTACGAGATTATTTTGATAAGAAAATCTCTATTTCCGTTGATACAGAAAAAGGAAGGAATAAGGTTCCTGTAATATTTGCTGCTGGCGAACGTTGGAAAATGATAAGAGACAATAAGGGTCTTCGTGATGAAAATGGGACTCTTATTTTACCTGTCATAGCCATTAGAAGAACAAATATTGATAGGACTCCTGGTATGAGAGCCCTTGGGCAAGAAACACCCTTCATAACAGTAAGTAAGCGTATTCATGATAAGACAGGCAACATTCAAAATTTAGTTAATACAAGAAAATTAAATGGTTTTCCACAATTGAGAAAACCACCTGTTTTTGAATATTTAACAATTCCATTTCCAGATTTTGCAGTGGTTTTTTATGAAATTGTAATTTGGACACAATATCAAACACAAATGAATGAAATATTGCAAAAGATATTTTACAACTACGAACACATGGATAGCTTTGTAATGCCAGTAGAATACGACGGTAAGAAAAGAAAAGGAAACAGTTATTATTTTGTTGGTTTTAGAGATGGAACAGTCGTACCTCAATCTAACGTAGAAGAATTTACAAACCAAGAAAGAATTATTAAATATTCGTATACTATAAAGGTTCCAGCTTATTTTATACTGGATCCAGATGATGAGTCATTAGCTTATGGAAGAAATAAATCACAATCCTCAACAGACGATGGCAGTAAGGTTGTTTTTAAAGATCAAAGCGTAACGGACGTAAAGCTGAAAGAGTCAATAATATCATTGGAAGAATTTGAGAAATTATTTGGTTAAATTTTCTTTTTGCAATAATTAGAGCTATTTATAATATAGAAAATTTACCTTAGTTGCCCTATTGGAGGCTTAATAGCTTATGGCCAAAAGTTTTGTCAGTCCAGGAGTTTTTACTAACGAAGTTGATGTTTCATTTTTGGGACCTGGAGTTGGTTCTATCGGAGCAGCTTTACTAGGATCAGCACCAAAAGGTCCAGCTTTCGTTCCAGTTAATGTAACGACATATAGTGAATATGTGGACTATTTTGGAGATCTTGACAATAAAAATTTACTTGGATATTATGCTCGTGCCTACCTTAAAAATGCAGGTTCAGCAAATATTGTTCGTGTTCTTGGACCTGGTAGTAGATCTGTAAACGGCGCAGCAGTCACGCCAGGTTATACAGCTGAAAGCCTTTGGGGCATTACCGCAGGTTCAGGTTCTGTTGGTGCCGTTCTTGCTCTTCTTGAAATAACTGGAAGTTCTGGTGTCAAAGTTACAGATCTTGGAAACGATACATTATTCCTTAGTGGTACTGGCACAAATGGTGGTGTTTTTGGTGTTGGTATTACTGCATCTTTCTTGACTGGTAGTTCAAATTATATTAAAAAGGTTCTTAATACAGATCCTACCAAATTTACCGAACAGGGATATTACGTTCGTGATGTATATGACTATGCTACCAAAGTATTGGCTGGTGGCAATGCTCTATTTTCTTCTGCCAGCTATGCAATAACAAATTTTCAAATTGGCTACAATTCTGGTTCAACGCCATGGGTAAAATCTCAAACTTTCAGTGCTGGCACAGAATATGATCTTTTTAAATTTCATACGCTGGGCCACGGTGAAGCAGAAAATGGAAGATTTAAAGTTTCTATTAAGAATATTAAGGTTTCCGCAGCTCCAAGTGTAAATGATTTTGGAAAATTTGATGTTGAAGTTCGTTTATTTGGCGATACAGACAAAAATGTCAGTGTTGTAGAATCGTTTCCAAATCTTTCTTTGGACAATACAGATACAAATTATATTCTTCGTGTCATTGGTGACAAATATTTGCAATATGATGCAGCCAGAGACAAGATGGTTGAGTATGGAAGCTATAGCAATGGCTCTAAGCTTATTCGTATTGAATTGACCACAGGTTCTTTCCCTGGTACAGCCTTACCCTGGGGATTTAGAGGTTTGGCAAAGCCAGCTCTTATGATTCTTTCAGGCACAGGGGCTACTGATACTGGAGTAAACGCTGATGTTACGAATGGTGTTGTGGCTTTACCGTATGTTGCAGATCTGAAGGATAAAGAAACACAAGCTGAAGCTCAAACGTACGTTTATTTTGGCATGGAAACTGTTCTTTCTGGTTCTGTTAAATCAAGATTTACATTATTGCCAACAATGACTGGATCTGATACAGACTTTACTTTAACGAATGTTTCTGGAAATTCTACGAGTACGGCACTCTATAATGCTTCAAATCCTGCTGCTTCGCAGAAGTCTCCTGGAGACACTACGTCTCATACGGTGCTTGCTTCGGATTTGGCAAAATTTACTATTCCTGTTGCGTTTGGTTTTGATGGCTTTGACAGGAGATTATCAAATCCTTTGGATAACGAAGCGCAGCTTGCAACAGTAACCCAGCTTGGTACACAAGCGTTGAGACAGGCTGTTGATATTATAAAGGATCCTGATTTTGTTGATATTAATCTATTGGCAATTCCTGGAATTTATAGTAGCAGAGTCGTAGACTACGCTATTACGAAGATTTCAGATAGATCAGACGCATTTTATGTTCCTGACGTGACTGGTTCTACGGTTACTGCTGTAGTTAATGAAGTACGCGGTCGTGGTTTTGATACAAATTATGCTGGCATGTATTATCCATCAATCAAAATTTTTGATGATGTTAATAAGGTAGCTAAAGTTGTTCCAGCATCTCTTGCTGCTATCGGTGCAATTGCTTTCAATGACCGTGTAGCTTACCCGTGGTTTGCTCCTGCTGGTTTGAATAGAGCTGGCCTTGGCAGAGACACAATTGGTTTTGATGTTCTCGGCGTTGAAGATCAACTTACACAGACAGAAAGAGACACTCTATATGATGCTAGAGTTAATCCAATTGCTAGATTCCCAGATGTGCCCCAGGGCGTAATTTGGGGACAAAAGACACTGCAATTGAAACCCTCGGCATTAGACAGAATTAATGTTCGTAGATTGCTCATTAGAGCTAAAAAGCTTATTGCATCTACGGTTAAATTCCTTGTATTTGAGCCTGGGAATGCAAATACGATGACAAGATTTAAACAGCTTGTCAATCCTATTCTTGCGGATATTCAGCAAAAGCAAGGTCTAGATAAGTTCCTTGTTGTGATGGATGAGAAGACAAGTCCTCCTGAATTGATTGATAGAAATCAACTAAAGGGAAAGATTTTTCTAATCCCAACAAGAACAGCAGAAGCCATTAGCATTGATTTTATAGTAAGCCGTTCGGGGGCTTCGTTTGAAGAATAGAATTCTTAATGATTTCAGGCATTTATAAGATAACCAACAATATAAACAACAAGGCTTATATTGGAAAATCTGGCGATATTGAAAATAGATGGTATTCTCATGTTGTTGAATTAAAAAATAATCGTCACGGGAATGAACATTTGCAAAATTCTTGGAATAAGCACAAAGAGAACAATTTTTTATTTGAAATACTTAAAGAAATAAATGACGACATACAATTAAAAATAGCTGAAATATGTTATATTTACTTGTATGATTCTGATTTATCAGATAAAGGATATAATAAAACTGTAGGTGGTGAAGATTTTGGTTATTGTTATTTATCAGACGAAACAAAGACAAAAAGAAATAAAGCTATTTCTCAAGCACTAAAAGGTCGTCAAATAAAAAATAGAATCACGACTGGTATGTTAGGAAAGAATCATTCAGAAAAAACAAAACAAAAAATTTCAGAAAACAGAAAAGGAATATTGGCTTGGAATAAAGGCTTAACAATTGCCGACAAAAGAGTAAAAAGCAATATAACAGAAAAATCAAAATCAACACAATTCAAAAAGGGTAATATTCCTTGGAATAAAAGAATTAATGTTCCTAATTAATAAAAGAATGTGTTTTATGATCTTGGAGGGTGACTCTCACGTCTGAAATTTTAGATATCCAACAAATGCTCGCAGATACATATGAACCAAAAAGAAAGTTCAGATGGATAATTGCAATCAACGGTATTGATGCATTTACAGCCAAAACAGCATCTCGCCCACAGCTTACTTTTGATGAAACTGTAATTGATTATATTAACCAAAAGCGTTACCTCTCTGGCAAAGGTACATGGGCACCTCTTAATTTGACACTATATGATCCTATCGTACCTAGTGCCGCGCAGAAAGTGATGGAATGGATCAGGTTGGATTGGGAAAATGTAACGGGACGTATGGGATATGCAGCTTTCTATAAGAAAACAATTAATTTAAAGCTTCTTGATCCTGTCGGTGCAGTAGTGGAAGATTTCGAATTACAGGGATGTTGGATCCAGGAAGCAAACTTCAATGATCTTGATTATGCCTCCAGCGATCCTGTTGAAATATCTCTCGTATTACGCTACGATCAGAGTATTTTAAACTTCTAATTTCTTTTTTCACGAAAAAGAATTGCTTTATCAAATCGTTGTGTTATTATAAATTATGGCGCAAGATCTTGTCGGTCAAGTATCTTGTCACAAAAAAGAGCATGAAACAAATAAAGATAGTGACTAATTATCGTATACAACAAGGAGAGCATTATTAATGTCTGATTCTATTTTTCAAAAAGCCACAGAGACAAAGCTAGAGAGCGTATCCAAGGAAGCAGGCTTCCAGGTACCAGTAGAGAATGTTACATTGCCAAGTAAAGGTCTCGTATATCCTATTGGTCATCCATTGAGCAATGAAGAAAGCCTAGAAATTAAATGTCTCACTGCAAAAGAAGAGGATATTTTGACATCCCGCGCGCTCATTAAAAATGGTACTGTCATTTCTCAGCTTTTGAAATCTTGTATATTGAATAAGTCGGTTGATCCTGATGATATGCTCGTCGGTGATCGAAATGCTATTCTCGTTGCAATAAGAATAACAGGCTATGGTTCTGACTATAAGGTAAAAATACAATGTCCAGCATGTTCGGAAGATTATGAAAATGAGTTTAATTTATCTCAATTAAAGGTTAAAACTTTATCATCTATGCCATTAAGACAAAATGAAAACCTATTTGAATATACATTGCCAGGATCTGGTCAAAATGTGCAGCTTAAATTGTTAACTGGACGTGATGAACTTGAAATTTCAAAAGTTGCCGAGAAAAAGAAAAAGCTCCAGACTCAAATTGATAATTCTGTTACCTCTAGACTCTTCTATTCGGTCATGGCAATTAATGGAGAAACAGATCGACAAAAGCTAAGCTACATAATTAATAACATGCGAGCAGGCGATTCTCGGGCGCTGAGACGCTATATTGATAAGGTTGAGCCTGGTGTGGAGATGAAACAAGAGGTTTCCTGCCCTCATTGTTCCGATCAGTCGGAGGTAAATATCCCACTTGGGATAAGCTTTTTTTGGCCTGACCTCGGTAACTAAACAAGATTTATTTCTTGAAGAGTGTTTTAATTACATGTATGCATTTCAGACAGGCGATCTTGAGAAGGTTATGGGTCTCCCTGTACCTTACAGAAAATGGCTTATAGAACGCTGGAATAAGCAAAAAGAGAAAGAACAAAAGGCAAATGGCCAATCTGACCCAAATCAGCCAATGTCGCAGTCAGAACGAATGAAGT